AGATGAATCAGGATTAGCAGCAGTAGCAGGGAATTCAATAGATTCATTTAGTGATGGGTCATTAAGTACACCATAGATTTTTTTACCTTGATAACCACGGAATGCAATATTATTAATATCTAAATTAATTTGAGTACCTAAACCTTCACGCAAACGAGCTACATAATCAATTTTACCCATTGACATTTGTGCATTTGCCAAATCACCATAAGCTAACATACGTTGAATTGTTACTGTATCACGATTCAAATAGTTTAAGTTTACACTATTGTTACCACCAGTACCGGCATCAGCATATTCTTCGCCTGTACCTGCATAAGAAATAACAGGAATATAAATTTGAGTAGTACCAAATGCACCTTGTTGAAAATCTGTTGCAATTTTCCAAATTGGTCGAGTTTGAAATATTTGCTCAATAATTTTATTAGTATATACTGAAGTCAACCATGGTAATACACCATTACTTGGGGTATCAAAAGCATCGTTAGCTACACTATTAATTAAAGATACAATTTTACGCATTTCATTAGAATCTTGAGCTAAATATACTTCATCCGTATATTTTTGGTCTTCTGCACGGAATTTAATACCATAACCAGAACCATCTAATGATTTCATTTCATTTGTTTTTTGATACATTTCTAATAAACTTAATCTTTCATTAAGTTTATCTGATTCGATTCCCGCATCTGTTGCAAATTGATTAATTAAAATAGTCATTTTGTTTATCCTTAATTAAATGTTTGTTGGTTAGAAATAACCACAATTCGAGCATTATAATTTACTGCTTGAGGATTAGTTTTAGTAACTTTCCAACCAGTATCAATATAACCATCACTTAAAGCGGCTGTAGATACAATAGTAGCACTATCTGAAATACGTACATATACTTTATCTTGCATTTTGATTGCTCCACCTGCATTTAGAGATATAACGTCTGCTAAAAAGCTTCCTGAACTTACAAAATTTGCTTGTAAGCCATCACTAATTAACATTGATGAACCTTCATATAACGCATCCCAGGGCATAGGTGTATTTTGAGCTCGAATAACAAATCCAGCTAATACTGTCTTATTAGCTTCATATAATTGTTGAATATTTGTAGTGTCATTAACACCAAAACAAAAACGTCCAATTTTTACGCCACCTTTAGTTACAGTAGCTGCTTGAGTTAAACCTTGGTTGATAAATGCAGTATTGTATGAATCACCTGGATAACCACAATTTGGAGCGGTTACTTTACCTTGTGTAGTAGTACTCATTTTTAATTTCCTTTACGATTAAGAGGGTTAAACATAGGTTTTGAAGATAATAATACTTTATCAGTTTTACTATCACTTGCAAAATTAGGTACTGATTTTTTAGAATTAGCTAAATTTTTCAATAATCCTAATTTCTCATTATGATTCATACTATCAAAAGCAATACCTTTAGCTTTTAATACTTTATCCATAATTGGTGCACTTTTACCTTGCATAATTAAATCAGGATTAAGTCTACCTATAACTTTTTGACTTAATCCGACAACTTGTGCAAAGTCTTTAGAATCATTAGCTTTAGATTCTTTTTCTTCATTATCTTTAGCTTTAGATTCTTTTTCCTCATTATCTTTAGCTTTAGATTCTTTTTCTTCATTATCTTTAGCTTTAGATTCTTTTTCTTCATTATCTTTAGCTTTAGATTCTTTTTCTTCATTATCTTTAGCTTTAGATTCTTTTTCTTCATTATCTTTAGCTTTAGATTCTTTTTCTTCATTATCTTTAGCTTTAGATTCTTTTTCTTCTTTTTGTACTTTATGAAGTTCTGATAAGACACCTGTTATTTCATCTAACAATTTATCTTCTTTTCCTTCATAATCTTCATCTTTAGCCATAGCGATAATACCTTTACCAATTTCACGTAAGTGTCCTTCGTCATAAGCTTTAGATTCTTCTTTTGAGTCTTTTGCAAAACCCTTTAAGAAGTTTAACATATTAAATTTCATTTTAGTAATTCCTTTAAAATTTTTACTATCTGCAATTTTTGCGTCATTAACACGTCCTTCTTTAACTAAAGCTACGTGATTTGGTCGTATATTTCGCATTACAAAGTCATATTTTTTACCTCCAAATGTACCTTCTTCAGGAACTAAGTCATAAACATATCCAATAGATAAATCTTTACGTCCTTGTCCTGGATTTTTAGTAGCTAATTCAATTTCATCAATTGCTTTTTTAACTAAAACAGTAATTTTATTATATAGTTTTCCATCTTCGATTCTTGATAAACTACCACTGTGTCCAAACCATTTTTCGCGTTTAGGATTAATTGGAGTTATTTCAATATGATCATCTGTAAGAGGTAAATCATTATATAATGTAAAGGCTTTTTCTATTTCTTCTATTGGTCGATATAACCCATAAGTTTTATTTGGGTCTAAATTTAACATTTTCCAGTGAGTTATAGATTTGCCTAAATAATCACTAACTTCTTCTTTAGTTAAAACACAATTCTCAATATGTAAATAGCCATTATTGTCATATTTTCTATTTGAATCATCATACTCAACTTTAAATTCAGCTGAATCTTGAGCTTTATTAGTTATTTTACTCATTATTCTAAACTATCTTCAAATGGTAATATTGGGGATGAAAAGCAATAACATCTTGGTTTTTGTCCAGGATAAATATATTCACCATCAATATTACAACCTTTATCTAAATCATATATTCTATTATCTGCTTCAACATGTGATTTTCTTGGTTGTTTAGGTCTTGATGAATGATGCCATTTATTTTGCTTAATACCTAAACCTTTTTGTCTTGCATTATTAATAGTACTTGTTATTTTATTAAGTTGGTCCATAGCTATGAATTGAGCTCTAGATTCTGTAGAATGGCCTAAAGACATTATTTTTTCTTTAAGCCATTGTACATTTCTACCTTGTCCTGCTGCTTCATTAACAAAAAATTCTAATTCAGTTTTATACTTTTGAGGTATTGACTTTATTAAATTAACATTTTCTATTATTGCTGCTTTATTTGCATTTAAAGCAGCAGAATTTCTTTCATTTAGCTTAACAACTAGGTTATTATACAATATTTTAGGAGCTTTATTTAAAGATTTTTTTAATTCAGTGGTTACATTATCATTTATAGAAGTTACAAATTGAGTTGAAATAACTTCAGATTTTCTATCAATAAACATTTCCCATTGCGAGATTCTCATTGATAAAAAGTTATTTAATTGCTCAGCATTTGTAGTTTTTGAATATTCTTCAATTATTGATTTTCGTATATCTCTATTCATACTTTTAATAATAGATTTTAATTCTCTTAAATATCTTTTATAAGGAGATATATTAGGTTTTATTGGAGGTAATTCAATAAACTTTTTAGCCATTATAAAATACTTTCAAATTCTTTAGTTATTTCATTAATATAATTTCTTTCGCGTTCTTCTAAAACATTAAAATCAGAATTTGGATTATTTCTTAAAGCTTCTCTAATATCTTCACCATCAATAGCTTGTGATTGAGATAATGTAAAATAAGTATCAGCATTAATCTTATTAATTTCTGCTAATTCTTTTTCATTCATTTCTTCCATAGGTAAAAATTTAAAAGATATACTCTCATCGATTTCGCCCCAAATATTTAACATTGCCATTTGCATTATTTTAATTAAATGCGGTCTAACAATTTCTTCATTTAAGGACATACATAAATCATAAAATGAAGTCAATTCGTGCTCACCTGTAGAATTAAATCCTTGAGGAGATACTCCTAATAATTTAGTAGCAGGAATTTTAGGAACAATACACATAAATTCCGCAGCTTGACTTTCTAAATCTTTAAGTCCCGCTAATGTCATATTAATTTGACTAAATTCTTCATCTTTATCTATTGCAATAGTACCTGCATTTGCTTGAGTAGCATTAAAGATTTGTATACGTTGTTTTAATTGGCCTCTTATAATTGGGTCATCTGATGTTATAGTTTTTTCTACATTTGTTTTTAATACGTTAAGATTATAACGTTGAACAATAAATGTAACTGCTTTTCTTATACTTTCAAAGTCAGACACATAAGGCATACAATATTGAATTAATGGAACACCGTTAAATAAGTAAGTTGGTTTAAATATATCAGGAGCTTCATTATAAATAAACTTTAACAATCTACTATAATGAGTAGTTTTACCCATTACACTAAAAAATTCAGGTTTATAAAAGAATTCATTAAACGGATTAGTAGTGTCATATCTAATTGGTACTACCCACATTGGTTCTATTGCAGTTATATATTGCAAGTCACCTTTACCAATTGACACGTCATCAATAATTAATTCACTTTCAAGCTCTTTTAATGTTTCTTCATCAGGATTAATATAATCTATATTTTTACCTATGGCCGGGGCAATATATGAACCCCCAAATGCAAATGTATGATATAAAGCTTTTTGGATTGTTGCTCTAACGTCTAATCTTTCAAATTCTTTTTCTAATTCAACAATTCGTTTATTTACTCTTTCATTTATATCATCATTATCTTCATTATTTACAACAATAAATTCTATCCATTTTCTAAGCATTTCAGTAGATAACGTTTTACATATAGCATTTAATATACCATTAGTAGATAATAACATTGCTAAAGCTGCATAACCTATAAATCCCGTATCAACCATAGATGTTACAGCTTTTGGTAAGTTATATCCGATTCCATTTATTTGTCCATAACGAGCATTAACTGAATCATAAGCTTTATATGCATCTTTACTAATGACATTTTTTATATCGTCATATTTACCTGTCTCAGGATTAATTACTTTCGGTAAACTCCAATTGAATTTCTTTTTAGGATTATCGCTAACATCATTTACTGAAGCTCTAATGCTATTATCTTGTTGTCTAATATGTTTCTTCATCTACCACCTCAAAAGTTCTTCTAATGCATTAGGATTAATTAATCTATGTGAATTTGCCATAATGTGTTTATTTAATGCATATCTTATAGCATCCCATAAATGATTATTAGCATCTATAGGTTCGCCTATTATTTTACCTGTCAATTTATCAGTTTTATACTTATAATTATGTGCTTCATATATCATATTAACACATTTAGGATTAATGATTATCTTTTTACCTAATAAGTATTCTATACCACTTTCAACGCTACCTTTATTCTTTTTTGCACCTTCAATATTTAATCCATATAATTTTAATTGTGCAATAGTATCATTTCGAGCAGAATCAGCTATCCAATCTTCTTTTAATCCCTCAGGCATTAATTCTTTTATTTTTTCGGTATAATATGTTGGAACTAATTTATGTTCGTATATTTCTCTATTAACATAGATTGTATCTTCATCTAAAAAACATAATTCTACCATAGCTGCAGGATCGGGATTATAACCAAAATCCATACCATATAGCATTTCAATACGTTTGTTATTATAAATCCAAATATTATCCATTCTTGTAATATTCATATCTAATATTTGGAATTTGCCTTTAAATATAACATCTTCAGATATATCAATTACTTTACCTAAATAAATATGCTCATATCTAGGATAGTCATTACGTTTCATTCTTTCAATTTTTTTAAGAATTGTAAGACTATTGAATGGATTATCAGGATAATTTATTTCACATCGATATATATCATCTTCTAAGTCTTCTTCAATAAAACGGCGATAAGTAGCTGATGTTTTTTCTCTAGGATTAAAACAAATAATCATTTGAGAGTTTTCAGCCCGAATAGTTGGGTCTAAAGTATCCCATAGGTCGTCTGTAATAGTTTCAGCTTCTTCTACAAATACAATATCAATATTTGGTATCGATTTGATTTGCATAATATCACGGCGTAAACCTTTAAATATGAATTCACTACCATTAATATTGGTTATTTTATCACATTTAACTATAAAATGATTATTTGGATATTTTTTAGCATTATTTAAATCATACTTATAAATAAGTTCTGATAGTTCTGCATAAGTTGAAGTGGCTATTGAGGATTGGTATTCACGCGTACAAATTACTTTATGTCTACGTGTCATTGTTCTTTGAATAAGTTTTCTTATAACTGTTGCGGTTTTACCTGATGAACGTCCACCAAATAAAACTTGATACATTTTATTGCTTTTAGCAAAATCAATAAGCTTATTAGGTATTTCAAAATTGATAGTTTTATATTCTTCATTCATTTACTTAGCTATAAAGTTAACTGCCATTGAAGGTTTATCATCAGGATTATTAATTATTGAATTGTTGTTAACTACAACAGCAGTTGAAGGAGTAACACCTTCAACTGTACTATTGAGTTCCTTCAATATGTACATTAAATCTTTAATAAACAATGTATTGCGTTCATATACAATTCCATTGTCTTTTTGTTCTTTAACATATACACCAGAAGGATTGGCGTCTATAACATTTTCAATTTGTCCAATGCCTTTATACAAAGCATATAGTAGTCTTAGACGCACATTATCAGCCATTAGAGACGCGGATAAATCTTTTAGTACTTCAGTTTTGAAGATATTAGCTTCATCACCTTGTAATACATGTTTTATTTCGTTTGAGCTATCAATTAACTCATTTACTTTTTCAATTACTGATTTTTTGATTTTACGGGTTCTAGCTGATTCCCATTGTTCTTTTTTAATTTTTTTACTTATTGCAACTTTAGATATGCCATATTCATCAGCTAAATTTTGCATGGTGTAACTACCTGTTTCCCATTTGACTTTGATTTCAAGCCATTGTTCTTTAAGTAGTGCCACGATATTCTCCAATAAGTTTATGTATAGCGTTTTGGGTAATTAGTTATTTTATTGACTTTTTAGTTTTTATGATTTTAACGTTTTAGCATTTTTTAAGGCTCTCAGATTTGAGATGACTGTTTTGTTTATATGTGACATTATATCATACGTTAACAAATAATGTAAACTATTTTTTCATTTACTCATTCCAGATGTCGACTTAATCATTGACCCAAACTAAGTTATTGATTAGCTATAACATTTTAATTTTGACCCTAACTTTTCAAAAAATTGACCCAAACTAAGTTATTGATTCTATTGAATAAACCCTAACTTTTAATACATACCCAAACATTTCTCCCCATATATACGTAAATATTTTCTCCTATATACGTATATATTTTTTATATTTATATTAGAAAAAAATTAAAGTTAGTATTATTAGATATTATGGCTAATCAATAACTTAGATTGGGCCAAGAGCCAAAAAGTTAAGGTATGTACAATAATGTTTTGGCTAAT